GCCAACTTCCCGCTCGCCCGCTACCCCGGCACGCTGTCGATGTCGGTCGATGACGTTGGCCTGCGGTACGAGTTCCCGGTGCCCGACACCACCTACGGCCGCGACCTTGCCGCCAACATCGAGGCGGGCATCGTGCGTGGAAGTTCGTTCTCGTTCCAGATCGCGCCCGGCGGCGAGGCGTGGAGCATCGAGGAGGGCCGCTCGATCCGCACCGTGACCCGCATCGACACGCTGATCGACGTTGGCCCGGTCACGTTTCCCGCGTATCCCGACGCCGATGCCAAGGTGGCGAAGCGATCCTACGACGCCTTCGTGCGGTCGCGTACCGTCAAGTCCTACGCCGCGACGGCGAAGGCGTCCGAACTCCGCGAGTACCTCAAAAAGCATGGCCGCTAAGACGGGCGACCCGTGCCCGAAGTGCCGCGACGGCAGGCTGCTCGTCGCGTCGAGTCAGCAGCAGGGCGAGTACCAGATTCGGTATCTGCGATGCCGTTGCTGCGGCGCGACCGACAAGCACGTGCTACCTGCGACTGAGATTCGGCGAGTGAAGGTCGCCTGAGTCTTTTACTCTCCGCGACCTCGCCTCTGCATGGGTGCGGGTGGCGACCCCTAGTTTCGATCTTAGGCGATGCGTCCGCGTCGCCACGAATCGCACTAGGAGATTCCGCCGTGGACAAGATCAAGGCACTGCTCGACGAACTCGCCGCTGTCGTCGCCGAGATGGAGACGATGACCGAAGGTGCCCCCGAGGGCGACGACGCCCCGATGTCCGAGGAGCAGGAAGCCTCGCTGCGGTCGCTGGAGCAGCGGGCCGACAAGCTCCGCGAGCGGATCGAGTTCTTGCAGCGGGTGCAGGCGAAGGAAGTCGAACTGCGTGCCGTGCTGGAGCGTTCGGCTCCCGCCAAGGTGATCGAGGCCACCGAGACGAAGGAGACGACCGTGGAGAAGCGTCACTACGCCGTGCCGAAGTCGCACGGCCCCCTCAAGGCGTTCAGCGGCCCCGATGCGTCCGAGCGGGCCTACCGGGCCGGGATGCACATCAAGGGCTACGTGTTCGGCGATGCCGAGGCCCGTCGGTGGTGCAACGATCACGGTGTCGAGAGCCGGGCTCAGGCCGGTGGCATCAACACTCTCGGCGGTGTCCTCACCAGCCCCGAACTCAGCACGGAGATCATCCGGCTTGTCGAGGAGTTTGGCGTGTTCCCGCAGCAGGCCAAGCGGGTCAACATGAACTCCGACACGCTCGTCTACGCCCGTCGCACCGGCGGCCTCACGGCCCGCCCGGTCGGCGAGAACGTCGAGGTCACGCAGAGCGATGTCACGTTCGACAACGTCGAACTCAACGCGAAGATTTGGGGCGTGGCGAACCGCACCCCGAACTCGCTGCTGGAGGACTCGGTGATCGACCTCGCCGATGCCATGGCCGTCGAGACGGCGCAGGCGTTCAGCGAGGCGTTCGACAACGCGGGCTTCATCGGTGACGGCACGCTGGCCTACCACGGCACGACCGGCATCTGCACGAAGATTCTTCAGTCGGCCTATTCGGCGAGCGTCGTGACTGCCACGAGCAACACGACCTTCGGCGACCTGACGATGAAGAACTTCACCGACCTTCTCGCCCGGCTCCCGCTGTACGCCCGCAACCGGAATGCCCGGTGGCTCGTCCAACGCGGGCGGGAACAGCACCGACAACGTCGCCGCCGGTTTCGGCGAGACGTTCCTCGGCTACCCTGTCACGCTGGTGCAGCCGATGGAGTCCCGCCTCACCGGCACGACCGGCGCGGTGGCGGCCATGTTCGGCGATCTGTCGCAGGCCGCGATCTTCGGCGAGCGGCGGGCCATCTCGATCAAGACCGCCAGCGAGCGGTACATCGAGTTCGACCAGACGCTCACCTTCGCGACCACGCGGAACGCGATGATCGTGAACGACATCGGCAGCACGACCAAGGCCGGTCCTGTTGTGGCCCTCAAGTTCGGCTGATCCTGACCTCTCTCACTAGGAGAACCTGTTCCCATGAACTTCGTCGCTGCTTCCAAGAGCGTCAGCAAGGCCGAAACGTCGGTGGCCCTGACCGCGACCCACTCGCTGGAGATCGACACCCTCGGCTTCAGCTTCGCGTCCATCGACGTTCTGTTCTCGCCGTTTACTTCGGCCACCGGGCCGACCACGGCGGCTCGGGTGCTGCGGGTCGCGCAGAGCGACGCGAGCGGCAGCGGGCAGGCGGACATCAGCGGGTTCGTCGCTGGCACCGACTTCACGGTCGCGGCCGGTGTCACGGCGACGGCGGGCGTGGGCTATGCCCACCGCTTCGACATCGACCTCCGTGGCAAGCGGCGGTACCTGACGGTCTACGCCACCCCCGCCTCGACCTGCGGCGTCGTCACGACCTGCCGTCTCGGCAAGGGCGAGGCCGGGCCGATGAGTGCCACCGACAAGGGCGTCAACACGCAGGCCGTCGGCTGATCGCTTGACAAGGCCAGCACGATGAACGGCGGGGAAGGCGTTGGCCTCCCCCGCCGTTTCTCTTTTTCTGGAAAGCAAACCCATGCTGGTCAAGGTCGGCGATTCTTCGGTGGACATCCGCTGCGAGGCCGTGCTGTCAGGCCCGCGATTCGGCCCGCTCATCAACGTCTTCGGGTTCATCGAGGCGATGATGCCGCTGCACATCCGCCCGACGCTCGGGCAGGGTGCGTTCTGGAGCCAAGTCCTGACGCGGATGATGGAGAAGTTTGAGCCGACCACGGAGTACATCATCACGCTCGACATGGATTCGTTCGTGTCGAAGGAGAACATCGAGCATCTGTTCGCCCTCGCGATGACGTTCCAGTGCGATGCTCTCGCCCCGCTCCAGACCAAGCGGGAGGACGGCAGGCCGATGCTCACGCTGCTCGACACGCTCGACAACCCGCCCGAGGACGGCGTGACGCGAGTGCCGGGCGAGTGGTTTAGCCATCCCGTGCAGCAGGTGGACACCGCCCACTTCGGCTGCACGATCATCTCGACCGCCGCTCTGCGTCGCATGAAGAAGCCGTGGTTCCACGAGCAGCCCGACCCGACCGGCAGTTGGGGCGATGGCAGAACCGATTCCGACATCGCGTTCTGGAGGCAGTTCAAGGCCAGCGGCAACCGGCTCTACGTCACGCCACGGGTGCCCATCGGCCACGGCGAGTACGTCATCACGTGGCCCAGCCAAGACCTCGGCAAGCCGGTGTTCCAATACTGCAACGAGTGGCAGGAGACGAGGAAGCCGCCCGAATCTGCATGGAAGGTAGGGTGAGCGATGAAGATACGGATGGCGAAGGCCCACGGCTCCTACAAGCCCGGCGAGATCGTCGAGTTGCCTGAGCAGCAGGCACAGTCGTTGATCGCGTGGGCCTACGCGACCGAGGTGCGGGACACGCAGCAGCAGTTGATCGAGACGGCGAGCGTCGAGCCGGTTGCCGAGCGGGCCGATGTCACGCCACGGAGACGACGCCAGTGAGACGCTACCGCAGCCTCCGCAGGATCGACGCCCCGGCGACCGAGCCGATCACGCTCGCCGAGGCGAAGGCCCACTGCCGCGTCGATCACACCGCCGACGACTCGCTGATCCAAGGCTACATCACGGCATCGCGTGAGTGGGTCGAGGACTACATCGACCGCTCGCTCGTCACGCAGCGGCTGACGATGACGCTCGACACGTTCCCCAACGAGATCGAACTCCCGCGTCCCCCGATGGCCGCTGTCGGCACGGCGACCGCCGTGAGCGTCACGTTCGTGACGGGCGAGGCTGGCGGCACCGCCACGCTCTCGGCGTCGGAGTACCGGGTGGATCGGAACTCGACGCCGGGCGTCATCCGCAACACCTACGCGGGCTCGTGGCCGAGCCATCTCATCGACAAGAACTCGGTCACGGTCACGTGGTGGGCGGGCTACGGCGACCCGGCCAGCGTGCCGCAGCGGGTCAAGAACGCGATGCTGATGTGCGTCCACGAACTCTACGAGAAGCGTGGCAACGCGGCGATGCCCGAGGCGGCGATGCGGCTGCTCGACACCGTTTCGTGGGGGTCATACACGTGAGCATCGAAGGCCGGATCAACGTGGACGCCTTGTTTCACGACAAGACCAACGCAGGCATCAACGTCCTGTCGCTGGCTCAGTCAGACGAGTACACGGCGGGCAAGGTGGCGATCCTCGCTGGCACCGTTGGCGAAAGCCCGACGCCGCTTGCGTTGCAGCCGACATCGTACCGCGACCCTGACGGCAACCTTGTGTCGTTCGTTGCGATCAACCGGGCCGTCGTAAAGGCAGAGTCTGGCGAACTGTCGTTCTATCGCTGGGACGCCGAACTTGCAAACCAACTGGAGACGACTTTGTTTGAGGGCGACATCGCCGTCCTGAACCTGTTCAACCTCGACGCTGGCACTGAGTACCTGCCGACGATTGCGTCTCGCAGCGGCGTGTCGGGCTACACCATCATCGTGCTTGGCTCATGAGCATCGACGGCCGCATCAACGTGGACTGCCTGTTTCACGACCGTACCGGAACGGCTCGGATGAAGGTGCTGTCGCTTCGTTCCGCCACGCCGTACACGGCGGGTGAGGTTGTCTTTGTCACGGGGTCGGCGGGGACGGCTGGCGTGTCGATCAACTTCGGCAACTACCGCAACGCATCGGGATCACTGGTGTCTCTGAACTCTCCGCTGCGGCTGGCGTTCGCGTGGTCGGGATCGTCGCGGCGTACCCTCAACGACGGCGGCGACGACGCGTGGAAGCTCATCTCGTCGAACGGCGAGATCGCCGTAACGCAGATGGCCGACAGCGAGCCCGTGCCGATGCTGACGGCCGGGGCTGGAACCGGCACCTACATGATCATCATGTGGGGGACGGACTGATGGACGCCGGGCAACTCCGCGAGCGGGTCACGGTGCTGCAAGGCCGCGAGTCGCGGAGCCGCATGGACGAGGTCGTCATGGTCTACGACACCACGTTCGCGACGGTGTGGGCGAGCGTGCAGGGCGTCTCGGCTCGCGAGTACCTGCAAGCCGGGCAGCAGCAGGTCGAGATTTCCCACAAGGTGAAGATGCGGTACCTGACCGGCTTGTCCGCGCAGATGCGGCTGTCGTGGCGTGGCCGCACGCTGGAGATCATCTCGATTCTGGAACACGAGAACCGCAGCATCCACGAACTCATTTGCCAAGAGATTCTCTGATGGCCGTCGGCGGAATCAGCATCGACATCAACACGGACGAACTCCGCGGGCTGCGGGATCGGATCAGGAACTTCTTGCCCAACAAGCAAGCCGCGCAGGTGCTGGCCCCGGTCATCCGTAAGGCCATCCAGCCGATGGTTCGGCGGCTCCGCGAGATTTCCCCGGTCGGCCCCACGGGCAACCTCAAGCGGGCGGCGTCGAGCAAGGTCGTGACGTACAAGCAGGACGGCGTGGCGATCGGCCTCGTTGGGTACCGCCGGGCGGGCCGGGGAGCCGCCGCGAGCGCGGCGGGCGGCTCGGTGCGGGCCGGGAATGATCGGGCGTTTCACCAGTATTGGCTGGAGCGAGGCACGCAGGATCGCACGAACTTCAAGCCGAAGCGGCGGGTCTACGCCCGCAAGAGCCCCACGAAGCCATTCGTCCGCGTGCGGAAAGGCCAGCAGGAGACGGTGCAGGGCAAGGGCGTCCTGCACATGGTCGAGGAGCAGACCGAGACGTACATCGCCTCGTCGTTCAACAAGCTCGGCCCGTTCACGATCAAGAAAAGCATCGGCCGAGATGGCCGCGTCGAGACCGACCCCGGCTATCCGAGGGCGTTTTTTCGCAAGTCGAAAACGCCCATCGTCCTCGCGGGCGTGACGCCCGGCGGGAGCCAAGGCCGCCCGCCGCTGCGGTCGGCGTTTGAGGACACGCGGGGCGAGATCGCGGCGATCATGGAGCGGGAACTCAAGATCACCATCGAGCAGGCGTGGGCCGCTCTGCGGTACCGGGACGCGGGGACGGTCAGCGGC